CTCTGTTTTAGCAGTTTCTATGTTGCTTGTTAATTCTGTTTTAGTTGTATCAATTTTAGTATTAATAGTACCTATTTTAGTTTCCAATTCTTGTATATCTTTTAATGTAGCAAAGATTATAGTTGGGTCAATTTTAAGTTCTATATTATTTACATTAGATACAATAAGCACAGTTTTAACCTTCATGTCTACCACTGCACCTTGTTCTATAGAAGGTTTATAACACTCTTTGTATTTAGAAATGGCAATTAAATTATTTTCATCATCTAAATATCCTATTTCTCTTATCATAAATCCGCCTACACTTGATGGTATTAAACTCTCTAATATTATACAATTTGGTGCAGTTTCATCTGTAGTTGTATTTCCGATATTGCCTTCCCATACCACATTTTTGAGAGCTGTCTGACTCTCAGTTGGAGTATATTCACTCCCTCCTCCATCACCAAGTTGAATTTTTACAAATCCCACTTTATTACCTGTGACACTTGCATTTGCTATCTTTGCTTTTCCTACATCTGTAATTATAGTGTAATAACTTTTATCTATAGCCAATATATCACCTCCTAAAATATTGTTATCTCTTGGTATCCAACTCCATTGCCAGTTAATACATCAATTTCTCCATAAGTTTCTATATCTGGTGGACTCCAAGGGTATATAGTTATTTCTTGACCCATTAGGGTTGTTATACCAAAATTCATATAATTGTCTTTACTAACTAACACTCTAGTATAATCAAGACTCATGTTGCAAGGTTTGATGCTACTTACAAAAGAATGAACTTCTTCAAACCAATCTTGATTTCTAGCATCACTCTCTAAATGTATGTTATAAGTAGAATTGTTAATAGTTAACTCATAGTTTCCTTCTCCAACAATATTGTCTAACCAATTTCTTAAAAATCTCTCTGAATAGGGTAATTTACTTATATATCTACTAAAAATCCTAAACCTTCTATCCTCTAAAGTTTCATTTGATTTGGGAGTTATAGACATTATTTTTTCCCATCTTTTCACACCACTTGGAGTTAAATCTTCTAAGAACTGGTCATTTAAGACATCATCTAATTTATCATGTAATGTTTTTATTTCTTTGTTTTCTGCATTAAATACTTTTATATACTCTTCTTTATCTTGCAAAACTTGTGGTAAGTAATTTATTAGATTAATCTCTTTATCCAACTACATCACCTCTCACTACTATGCTGTTACTATCTATTGTTAGATTAGATTTAACCTCATTTATCATTGTGTTTGTAATATCTAACACTCCATCTATACTTAACAAACGAGTTTCTATCTGAGATATACGGACTATTAAGTTTTCTTCATCTTCCCAACTCATGTTAAGTTCATTTAAATAGTCATCAACTGCTTCTTCTGCAATTGATTTTATATTCTCCCAAGTGTAGCCATTTTTATATGTTATTGTAGTACTTATGTTTATAGTTGTACTCATAACTCCTGTAACAGTTACTTTGTGTCCAATTGGTGCTAATCCAAGACCTTCTCCTTTCGGATTTGGGTCAATTTCTTCTTGTACTAAGTTAATTAAATCAGTACTTGGTACTTTGAAATTAGAATTAATTATTACTAACTTAACAGTACCTCCACCGTTCCAAACAGGATAAACTTTAACTCCTCCAACATCTTGTATTTTGTTAACTTCATCTTTATAATTTTGTATATTTCCACCAAATGATTGTGAATTTAAACTATCATAGTATCTTTGTCTTAGACTGTCCTCTGATTCTTCATCTTCTCCATTAATTAATATTTCAGTTAACTGAGCAGTTTCAAGCCCATCTATATATTCTATTGGAATCAACTGACCAAGTTCAAAAATAGGTCCAGCAGTTTCACATTTCATCTTATATATTCCCTCACTAACCCTTTCAATTGCAATATAATTATACTCTCCTAGATTAAACCTAGAATCAAGTGGAATATCTATGTTAAAAACTCCTTTTGCAATTGTATTGGTTGCAGGTAAAGGTGTAATACCTCTCTCTTTACATCTCTTCTCTAAATAGTAATAACTAGCAGTATCTACAAAAGTTTGGTCTAGTAATTCATCCATGGCAATGTATGTTTCTGTAAGTTCTATAGCAACAGGAGCAAGAGCATTATATATTATAGACCCTTCCCTTTTATCAAAAGTATCTGGTACACTATCTAACATTCTTTTAATTATATTTTCAAATGTCATTAACTCAAACAATTATACACTCACCACCTTCTCTGCTTTTATATTTCCATATTTACTGTAAACTGTGAACTTACAATGTACTTTACCCTTTACATTTTGAAACTCAAAATTATCTACATTTTCAATCCTATCATCTTGAATTAGTGCTTCTGTTATCCTTCTTTCAAGTTCGGGTATTACATATGAAATAGGTTCTCCAATTAAATCATTTAATTCAACACCATAATTTCTAGAATAAATAAGGTGCTCATACCTTTCAGTATTTAAAATTAAAAAGATGGCTTGTTTTAATGCTTCCACATCATCACAAATACCATCTACTTTATTTTTCTCTATATTCAATTTAAACGTCTTACTTGGTTCTTGTCTAACATCAAAATTAATTATTGATACATCTTCAATATCATACTCTAAATTATCGCTTGGTAACACTTCATCACATCCTATCTAAAATCAAGTATTGTTGCCCTCCTTGCATACGAATTAAAACTAATTTATCCCCTATTTTTTTATCTGTATATCTTTTAAAAGTCTCTGTTTGTATTAGAAAAATTTCACCAATAGATAGTTTTTGTTCTATCTTAACTACTAATGGATTAAGACTTTCTATAGTTCCAAATGCAATCTGCATTGGGTTGCTTGTTTCTACTGCATCTATTGCAGTCTTCTTAATTATTTGCAATAATTCTTGTGACACTTTATCACCTCACTTATATAAATCTTCTCACATGTGTATATGCTTTTCCTTTTCTATATGAATCAACTGATTGTATTTTTACTACATCACCAGTCTGTGGTGAATGAATCATTTGACCATTTCCAATATACATCATTACGTGATTACTACTACCTCCACCAACTCTACATAATAAGTCTCCTGCTTTCCACTTGCTTCTATCTTTTAAATCTACTGCACTACCTGCTTTACTTTGCGTTGCAACAGTCCTAGGAATTTTTATACCTATTTGTTTATAACACCATTGAGTGAATCCAGAACAATCAAAAGTGTTAGGACCTGTAGCTCCATACACATATTTACAACCTAATTTACTTTTTGCTATACTAATTAATTTATCTTCTTTAGAGTTATTATTTGTACTACTTTGGTTATTACCTTCAACTTTATATGTTTGTTCTTCATCTCCACCTATAATTATATAGCCATTCTTTCTACCAAATTTTTTACATTCACTAGCATTAGCTAATAGTATATCTATATGATATGTTCCGTTTGTTTCAACATATATTCTTCCTCCATTATCTTTAACTGTATATACTTTGTTGTCATAGGCAGTACCAGGAAGTATAATTTTTACTTTATCTCCATATTCAAAAACTGGATGTTTCTTTAGAAAATCATCAGTATACCAAGTTTTCTTAACTCCTTCTCGATTCATTGGACCAGCAACAGTTCTTGATTTTACATCAAGTGGCTTTCCATTGCAATCTGTTTTTCCGCCTTCCATTGCATTGTTCCCTGGATAATATGCAGTAAATATAGCAGGAACTTTTTTACCTGTATTTTTTTTCGTAATACTTTGTGCAGGACCATTTTTCTTTTCATCTTTATTATTAGTATTTCCACTACTATATGAGCTTGAAGAATAAGAAGCAAATTCATCTCCATCAACAAGAGTCAAATCCATAAAGTGCGAATTATTTTCAAATGTGTGCTTTACTTTCTCAACTAACATATAATTTTGTAAATCAATATCTCCTAAATCTAAAAAAACAGGTACTAAACAACCTGCTCTCACTCTAATATCACCAAGTACATTTTTTAAACTTAATGACTTAGTTTTCTTATTATATAGTTTTAGAAGTATATCACACTTTTGCTTTATTTCTGCTTCACTCATGTTTTTATCTACTGTATCAAACATTTGAAGTATTCCCCAACTCCTCATATGTGTAGAGTCTTGTGCAATATATACATCTCTTTTCCCTGTTTCTTCATTATCTCTCACAAGTTTGATTTTTGTATAAGTATCACTATCAATAGAAGAATTGTAGTCAAAGTCCTCTATGACATCATTATTCATAACAGTATCTAATTTCATTGATGCAACATTCTTTAATGTTATTCTTCCAAAATCATCATATAAAACATACATTTCTTTTTTCTCTCTTAGAGTATCATCTAGTGCTGTTAGTATCATGTCAAAGAGTGTTTTATTTTCTTCAACTCTAGATATTTTATATTTTGTATCTTCTATGACATTGTATTTTAAATTAAAATCTTTAGCTAACATCTTTACAAGTTCAGATGCAGTTTGATTATTATACACATAAGTATCTTTATTCTTAAAATATCTCAACTGGTCGTAAGCAACAATTTTAATGTGATTTTCTTTATCTCTTTTCTTTTGAAATATATATCCATAGAATACACCTGTACCCTTGTAATATAAACGAACTGAATTACCTTCACAAAACTGTAGTATATCATCCATGACGATTGTAAATTCAAGTTTAGAAGGTGTACCTCGCCTTTCTATTTCCCATGTAACTCCATCAATGACAGCAGGTTCGTAGAAATCTTCCCAATGAGCTATTACTAATCTTACATCTCTATCATTTGCTAACACTAATTCATCAGCCAAGCCTCAACACCTGCCCTTTGTAAATAGTATATTTAGGTACTTTTTTACCCTTGTTAGCTTTATCCATCATTGTTTTATTTAACTCATATACCTTCTTATATAATGAACCATTACCAAGTTGCTTCTGGCAGATTGACCAAAGAGAATCTCCTGCCTTGACTGTATATGTCTTAGCATTTGGCTTATTGGATGAATCTGGTCTAAATTCTTTTGGTTTCATGACTGGAGGGGGAGTCCTACCATAGTTTGTCTTTTCAGGAGTTGCAGGAACTAACTTTTTAGTTGAGTAATCTCTATATTGTTTTAA